AAGGAATGCCACAACTCGCGCTCTGGTCAAGTCTACTCCGACTCCTCCGGCCTGTATCTGTACAGCAAGCACAGTCGCTTGGCCCTCTTGCCATTCCTTCAGCTCCTTTCTGGGGCCGGAGAGCTCGAGCGATTCACGACCCGCTTTCTTGGCAGCGAGGTGGACCGTCTCCATGTCCCCCCTGAACTGACCGAACACACAGATGGGCTCGTCCGGCGGAAGGTCGATCATCAGGTCTGCCAAAGCCTTGACCTTGGAGTCATCGACCCGCTCCTGATACGGAGGGTCAGCGTCGATCGTCACCTGCCCAGAGGTCAACTGCTGAAGGCGAAGTAATCTCGTCAGACCATTGGAAGCGGTGACCTCGCCTGAGCCGATGTCGGCCCTAAGCGTCTCCTCCATTTGCTTGTAAGCGCGGCGAGCTGCAGGGGAGAGTTCAACCATCCTCTTCTCAAACAAGGCCGGCGGGAGCTCAAGGACGGTCCTGTCTGCCTGATAGGTGACTTTGGAGAGGCGAGCGCGGAGGTCATCAATGTTCTGGAAGCCCTTTACCTCTTTGCCCTGAAAGCCTCCCATGATCGAGTATCTACGCCGGAACTGGACAAAGCTACGACCGAACACATGAGATGCGCCGAGGCACAGCGTCTGCTGAAAGCAGTCCAGCGGCGAGTGAGGCATCGGGGTGCCTGTAAGCGCGACCCTCTTAGGGATCTTGTTCGCAAGCTTGGCGACCCACTTTGCGGTCTTGCCGCGGGGCGACTTGAGCCTGTGGGACTCGTCCATGATGAGGAGGTCAAACTGCCCTGCCTCTGCGAGCATATTGAATGGGGAGAGACGGGCCGACTCGTAGTTGATGACGATGACCACAGGGCATCCCATCGCTCTGGCTCGCTCCATCGCTTCGTATGCAAGCTTCTGCTTCTTCGCAACGGAGCCTTTGTTCAAAAGGCAGACCTCCCAACCCCTGCGAGCGAATTGCGTAAATTGCTTCTCCCATGCGTCCACAACGGAAAGTGGACACAGGATGAGCATTCGACGCACCTCCATTCGCTCTGCGACCTCGATCGCGCATCTAGACTTACCCGTGCCCATGCCCATGTGGAGCAGGGTGGAGGGACGATCGAGTACGAAGTCGATCGCCTCGCTCTGATGGCGCCAGAGCGAAGGGGCAGTGGGGACGGTCATTCGAGAGTGAGGTCTACAGGAGTTGGGGGGGTCTGCTAAAATCGTCAGGGGCACAGTCGAGCATCTCAGCAAGGATGACAACGGTGTCTGCGTCCGGGCGGTTCTCACCCTTCTCCCAACGCAGAATGGTCGGATGTGTAATCTTGAGCTCCCTTGCAAGGCCGGAGGCAGTAAAGCCCTTCATCTGTCGACGAAGCCTCAGTGCTCCTCCTTCCCAAGCTTCAAGCCCCGCAGTGTTGACCGGGCGTCCAGCTCTGGGAGTGTCTTTTTTGTCACTCATGCCTTTGTTGTATCGTCCTGGGCCCAGCCTTTCGAGTGCCTGGTCAAGTGCAGAGGGGCCAAGAAGGGCGATTCCCGTTCTTGGTGTACATAATGCACGGTCCTCCAAGAGGTTAGATGAATGCCCATATTTGGGTCTGCCAAGGGGTTCACTTTGTACGGGAACATTCCGTATATGAGGGTATGAATATCACGCAACTACATGAAAGAGCTGACATCGACAGGTGCTCCGTCTCGAAGTGCCGAAAGGCTTCCTGCATCGTCTACAGGCCCGGAGCATCTCCGGCGAACAAAGACAAGATTGTCGGCCTCTGCGACAAGCATCACGCGGAGTTCTGCTTGATGCCTGAATCGAAGCACCGCGAAAAGCTTGTTGACGGATTATTCCCCTTTAGGGGAGGTCTGGCGTGAGGCGTACAGATCTAGAGCGTCGGCTCGACGAAGCTGACTCTGCTCGAAAGCAAGCGGTCAAGGAGTGGAGAGAGTTTGTCGATCTTCACTGCGGGTTTGACAAAGAGACCGGGATGCCAACTCGCCCTGAGACTCTTCCCGAGCCTCAAGTTAAAGAGTTGGGCGAGACGATGAAGCATTGGAACAAGGAGTGGGCGCGCCTTTGCGTCCAACTTGAAAAGGAACAATCAGCCCCAGCAAACAGGAGAACAGCATGATCACCCTAATTTTAGCAGCGTCCCTTCTCGCGCCCTCAGACGCCGCGCATGAAGCGATCAAGGCCAAGGATGGAGCTCTGGTCGCCCAGTTCGAGGACGCGATACAGGTCAACCTGCCGTCCGACAAGTCATTCCTGAAGCCGATCGTCGCTGCGATCCGCTACGCCGAGAACGGTGGTCCGGGCCGCGAGTTCGGGATACTGCACCCGCGCGTGAAGGCAAATTATCGATCTCAGGCGGGTTGGGCGGTTTGCACTGTCAGAAACCACTGGGACCGCTACATCAAGAAGGGAGGCGACCCCAAGGACATGGACGCCTTCATCGTGGATCTTGGAGCGCGATTTTGCCCCCTTGACGATCCGCGGGATAAGAACGGCCTGAACAAGCACTGGATCCCCAATGTGAAGAAGTTCTACAGGAGGTTCAAGTGATGCAAGGCGACCCCTGTGAAGTCGACTGCGATGGGTGCGGAGTCCCCGTCAAGTCGTACCTCCTCAAGGACAACTACTACCCCACATTCTCTGACTGCGAGTTCTGCAGAAAGGAGAAGACCTGCAGCGGTCACCTTGTCTGGAAGGATGGTGAACTAGACCAGTGGGGCAGAACGAAGTTAGAGAGTGTCCCGTGCTCCAACACCGCGACTATCTATTGCACAGAGTCTCAGGACTTCCACTGTCAGCAGTGCTGGAACAAGCTGCACGACAAAGAGGATCTGAGAGAGATGGAGGAACTTGTTGTTCGAGTCCCGGACGATTGATAGCTTCTGAGTAGCTAGGGATGTTAGAGACTTCTAGCTACTGGATGTACCCACTTGACCGCTGTCGAACTTCTCCTGATCGGCAGCGGTCATTTTTATGCTGATCTCTTGTGGCTCGTATGGGCTTGTGCCATTGTCGCACCACACCTCTATGGAAGGGCATGAGCAGTCATATGCGTGGGCATTGTGGATGTTGCACCAGAAGTCTTCGCAACACTCACACAGAGTCCACGGAGTTATAAAGGGGCCTCCCGCGTGACACGGAGGGGATGTCACGGGGAGGCCCGGAGCCAGACGCGCGCGGCCCACTACGCTTTCTTGGACTTACCCTTAGCGGGTTCGGCCTCATCTGCTTCAACAGCAGCTTTCTTTTTGCGGCGAGCTCCAGAGAGCAATGCGCCGGCGCCGCCAGCGGCGAGCAACCCCAATAACGGATTCACGCCTCCGACCGCATTGCCAATCACGCCGGAGATCCCGTCCGCGTTTGAAGCGAGCGCATCTCCGACAGTTGTGGTGACTTCGACCATCTCACCCGTCTCTTCGTCCTCCTCAAAGAACGACATCGGATAATCGAGGGCCGCGTCCATCGCTGAACAGCCGGTCAGGCCGAAACACAGGAGAGCTGAGAGAAGGACACTACGCATTCTTCTTCGCAAGCCCTCGACTGATCGCGTAGCAACCAGTCGCAATGCCTAAGGCAAGAAAAGCCCACTTCGAGAGCTCAGGGTCGCCGGAGCTAATCGTACTGGTGCATAGTGCCAAAAGTCCGCTGTATCCAAGACCCTCCGAGGAGGACAATAGTGACCCCGTGGAAACGGGACCGAGAGAAAGGGGTTCTTTCATGGGAAAAAGGGTTGGGGTTGACCGTCTGAGGTCTACCTCAGGGACGGATGAAACATCAGGTGCTCCTGATGTAGGTCTCTGCGATGTTCCACGCTATCGAGCCAAAGAGGCCCAGGATTCCTAGCACGAACCATCTCCTTAACCCTTCGGCCTCACGCCGAAAGGATTCTACAGAACGGACTCTCTCGTCGATCAAGGCAACCTCTGTGTAGAGACCGCGTCGACCATTGCCGCGCAGCGAGTCATCAATACGCTCGACTCTTGAGCGTATCTCTTCCACGGTGTCTGCAAGAGAGTCGATCTTGCGTACAGTTGAGTCATCGTTCTCAGACATATCAGCTCGTAATCTTCGCCCAGTCTGAGCTCGTCCTAGCAATGCAGGTCACAGAGGCGTACTGCGCGAGCGTGAAGTTGGCAGCTCCGTTGATTGTCTCCGAGCCATTCGCGTCGATGGTGACCGAGTTGCCCGATCCGTCTATCCTGAAGAATGTCACGGGGCGACCCGCTGCAGCGTCAGTATCTGCTGCGACTGGCAGCGTTGCGGTGACATTGCCTCCCGTGCAGTCGATGAAGTAGACATCCGGCTCGATCGATGGGTTGACGGAGTTGTCATCATCGGCCCAGACAGTGAAGTCCGCGGTCTTTGCTGCAGAGTTGAGAAACTTGCTGGTTCTGAAGTTCTCGTTTGTTGTAGTCATCAAGGCATCCGTAACGCTGTCGGTAGCCTCGATCTTGGTGTGCTTGGTCATGCGACTCTCATAATAAAAAGGGTGGAAGCTCGAGCGACTGTGTCGACCGCTGCTGATGTTGTTGATTCACGGTCGATCTTGGCCCAGAAGTAATCGTTAGCAGCGAATGTGTAGGCAAACATGACAACCTCTAGCGAAGTCTCATCCTGGCCCGAGCTCTCTCTTAGATATCCCCCCTGACCAGAAGGACCGATCTCAGTTCCAGAGCCCGAGTCATCATTGATGATTATGCGGAGCTTGCCGTTATACCGCGTGGGCGTACTCCCCGTCGCGTCGAGCGCGACCGAGCAAGATATGAGATATGTCCCCGGCGTTACTATTGTGAAACGCTCTTTGTCTGTAGAGTTCGAGTGTCTCAGATCTTCTGTGGTTCCAGAGGTCGCGTTCAAAACGCCGATAGACGGAGAAGCTAGATTCCACTCGAGCTTATTGTCAGTCAGCGACGAGTTCACATTTTGTTCTAGGGTGTTGTAGAAGGTCGCGCACACCGGGGGCTTACAGGCCGGAAGACCTCCCGTCGTACTGCCATCTCCGATCCACAGCGTCTTGTCATCTGTGGTGTACAGAGGTTCCCCCTGAGTGACACTCTCAGATCTACGATCGGCGTCTGTGCCGCGCTTGAACTTGATGTTACTCATTGAGCCACAGGAATAGACGGGTCAATTCGTAGATGCAGAGGATGATGAACCCCAGCTCTGCCAGAGACATCCGGCTAGGGAAGATCGTCCATCCGCGCATATTGAATCTGTCCTTAAACAGAAAGCTGACTATCGGCCCCATCCTCATCGCTTGCCTCCGTAGTATTCCGTCACCCCTTCCATCTTGAGGATCTCTTTGTTGATGTTCTTAGAGCCCACCCAAAGGATGCCAAGGACTCGCCCGTACTTGCCCAACTCTAGACTGTCGAGGTCGCACACTCCGTCCTTCAAGAGTTCCTTGAGGCGCTCCTTACAGGCTAGGCCAAGCACCTTCTCGGCCTTGTCTCTAGTGCGTGTCTCCGGGCAGTTGATGCCGTAGAAGCGAACACGCTTCTTGACGAAGGTGCTAAAGCCTAGGTTGATCCACAGGTCGGCAGTATCACCGTCGAGTATGCGGTCTACCTTGCAGTCGGAATATCTGAACGGTGTCTTCTTCGGTCGCTTCACTTGTCATCCTTTTGTTTTTCGAGACCGGGGTCGCCAACCACAGACCGGAGCAACTGCACCATGCTAGTGACGATGAGCGTTGTTAAGCCGGCTACGACCGAAATTGTGGATTCGGGCAAAAATAAACACGCCCCGAAAAATGTGAGGACCATCAAGCAGAGGTATCCACCTCCATAAATTCCAAGGTGCTCGGCAGCGAGTTCGGACGCAGTCTTCTGCGCTCGAATCTTCTCAACCGTGAGTTCGGCCTCAATGCGCTTGAGCATTGCCAGCTCCTGCGCGGAATCTCTTGATGAGTCTCTAGGAGGCGAATCAGATTTAGTCATGGGGGAGCTCCGAGGTGTTAGCGCAGATTGAACAAATCAAACCTGCACAGAGTGTGGTCTCTATCGAATGTATTGATGATTTATAGGGTGCTTGAGAAACACAAGAGCAGCAGCACAGAACTGCTAACGCTGCGGTGACGGATTTGAGGATGGCTATTACCATTGTCGCCTCGAGGATCGTTGCTTGAGACGAACAAAGACAACACCGATAAGCAAGACAGCGAGCAAGCCGTAACCGACCTCCTTGGGGGGAAGCGCAACACCCTCTCTAAGGTTAAGCTTCAAGGGACCAGCAGAGACCTCTTCAGGGGCTTCAGCCTCAATGGGATCTGCAGCAACAAGACCCTCCTCTTCAGCCATATGGTCTACGAGAAGAGCTAGGTTTCTTTGAGTCTCGCGGCTCATACCGTTCTCGCTCTTGACCTGCGGCAGATGCCAGGTGAGGGCCGCGTATGTCGACTCCCCCTCGCCCATATATTCGTACATATTGCTGTGTCCGGTGTACCCTCCCACAGTGTTCAGAGATGACGAGCCTTCGCCAATCTGGAACTCATCGGGCAAAAGCACATCGGCAGTCTCTGACCAGCCCCATGTCTGGCATGAAGCCAGTAGCAGTAGCAGCGGCATATAGCGCATTAGAATGTCCCTCCGTCGACTGATGTGACCGACTCCCAGTCTGCTGGGAGCTTCGTAAACACACCGAATTTTTCGATTCTTAGAGTCGCCGCGTTTGAGGGGCGAGTCACTGTGATCCTAAAGGCAGCGGTTCTGAAGTAGACCATTCCCGGCTTGAACGGACGATAATCAGTGCCTGGGCTTGCAGTCGCTGAGTGAGACCACTCAACCTTGATGGTGCAGTTCGCGGTTTCTCCTGACCTGACAATCGTCGGTCCTTCGGCGGTCCACCTCTGCGCCTCCGGTCCATCGACCGTGAAGTCCATGTCATCCACAGTTGCTGCAGCTCTCTGGTGAGCGGTTGCCGCGGCCCGACAGTGCATCCGACGAGCCTCCCCCATGTCGAATGTGCCTGTGATGTATGTACCAGTGGTGTCCGAGCCGCTTGTGGGAAACCTCAGATAACCAGCGGAGTCTGCTTCAAGGACAGACAGGGTTCCGTATGAAGCCCAGTTGCTCTCATAGTTGCGCTTGACGAAGTATGGACCAGCAACAGCAAGGTCAGTGCCCGAGTCGATGTCAGTGTCATACTTGGTGCTCGATGCGATCCCATATTGACCATTGCTAAGTCGAGCTCGCGCAAAGATGTCTGGGTAGTACCCACTCAGGCGATAGATCGATGGCGTGTTGACCTCTTTTGCGCTGCCGTCCATCTCTGCGATGCTTTGACCGAGTATCCATCCACCGACCTTCCACTCGATGGCCTCGACCGGCTGGGCGTCCGCATTTGATCCGTACAGGACGCCCTCTTCACCTCTAATGCCCGGAGAGCTCAGAGTTGGAGCTGCCGGCCTTTTTGCTAGTCCGGCGAACTCGAAAGAGATGCTAGGCGCCTTGGCAGGATTGACTCTCATGCCATTCGGCCCCTGAGGGCACACAGAAAACCTGTGGACTCGTCCTCCGACATAGCCTGAAGCGACGAATCGGAACACTGAGTGCTTGCCGCTGACAGATCCAATAGATCTAGGGCTAAACTCAGGGAAGTTTGATGTGTAGCTCGTCGCCGCCGGCAGCATCCTGTGGAAGATCTGAGCTCCCTGAATAAACACGCTGGGCGAGGTGCTCTCCACTGTGTGGGAAGCCTTCTTCCCAAAGGCAGTGGTCTTGTGCTTTTGCTGGCTACTGTATGACCAGTTGATCTCAATAGCTGGAACGACCACACCGTTTGCGTCCCTTGCAGTGACTTCCTTTGCTACCAGGCCGCGGATAACCTGCCGCGGCGCCTGACTATCTCGATCTGCAGAGCCCGGACCATCGGGAGTGAACGATGCATTGATCGCTCCACCTGGTGTGGTGTCTAAGTACACATCCGAGTCGTACTCGATCGCCTTGACCTTACGGATGAATGTCTGCGGATCAGACTGGATCTCAGTGACGGCAAACTGCTGCGTGTAGTTAGCGAGCTTGCCAAGTGCGTAAAGGTCGCCCTCAAGGGGGTACTGAGAGAACCTGCCGTGAGTCGTTGTACCATCGGTCTCTCCGTCTCCAGCGTAGCTTGCTGTTCTCACCGGAGTCCCGGCATACACGATCCTCTGCCCCCACTGCGGGACTTCCATGCGATCGATCATCGCGTACTCGATCAGATCAGCTCCTGTAGCAGCTCCTTCTTGTCCGGCAATCCGGGCCGAGACCTCATATGTTGAGCCAGCAGTCAGCGTCACATCACGGTCAAACACCACTGTCTGCATATGAGAGTGCGCTAATGGCGAGTTGTCTCTCGACAGCGTGATCGACGGACCCCAGATGTATGCGTTCCCAGAGTTGTTTGCTGCAGGGCAAATGTAGATCTGAGCGGCCTCGCTTGCGTTCGGGCTCTTCATGGAGGCCCAGATCCTGTACCAACCATCGGTGTGCCCGTGGAGGTTGGAGTAGGTCGCTGCGCTCGAGCCTTCGTTGAGCATGGCGCCCCATACATATGTTCCTCCAGCGGTAGCAGATGAGCCGCTGCCTCCTGCTGGCTTGATCTCAAACCTGTACTCGTTTCCTTCCGTATTGTCGATTGTGATCGGGGCTTGGATCCTGTACCAACCCTTGCCAACGCTTGCTACCGTACCTGCGCCGCTCACCTTTGTGGCTGTGCCATCACTTGCCCAGCTAATCGTGATTGACTGGTTGTTGTCGCTACTACCCTCTACATCCCAAATGTTCAGAGAAGTCTGCGCTGCGTCGTAGTTCTTTACATAGCATGATGCTGTGTATGTCTTGCCGTTTACTAGCGGACCCGCAGTGCTGTGGTTCTGCTCGTAGATCTGAGAGATCAGATAAGCGTTATTGCCGTCAGGCTTGCTGCAACGCAATGCGTACCCATACCCGAGAGGTCCAGCCTGACCGTCCTCAACGAAGGTCAGGTTGTTATAGAACCAGTCACCTTTTGTTAGGTCAGATGTACCCGTGTACCTGCTGGCAAACTGCTCGCCATCACACAGCATATTTGCGGCGTCTACTGCTTCGTAGCCGACCTCTGCGTCTGTCGAAGCTCCATGCTCTGTGAACGCCGAGATCGCGGTCCCCGTCCATGTCACCCTGAGCTCTTTCGTCTCAGAGGTGTTGCTGCGCGGGAAGATCTTGATCCGCGTATCTGTCGCGTCGATGTTCTTCACATAGCAGCTCGCGACATATGTCTCTCCGCTGTTGCCCATGTTCCATCGTGTCGTTGTGACAATGGACGGGGTTGCGGCAGACGAGGTGAACTTCTTCGCGGCCTCAGATCCACCGAACGGGGCGTAGACGAGAGATGTCCCAGTAGCGTCTGCCTTGCTAGTGTTTGTGTACAGCCATCCGGTGTCGACATTACCTGTAGAGGTGAACGACTTCGGGGTATAGATGAAGTTCCCCTGCTCTACATTCTTAAGTATGCGCCCTGATGTGCCGTAGTCAGGCACATCGTGCGAGAGGATGAACACATCGCCAGGTAGCAGCGCGACCGAGTCGAGGCCGGTATCAAACTCTACGGAGCGTGTCAGCTTCTGAGCGACCCGGAGCTGATAGTGAGAGTCCCTGATAGCTTGTGATCGACGGGTCACGCCGCGCATCTGCATACGCTTCTTCTTGTACTGCTTCAGGTCAGTCGGATCAGAGATATCCGGGTCATCAATCTGGACCGTGACTCGCTCGTAGTTTTGTTGGCGATCTAGGATGTCTGCCTCGATCGAGTTAGGGCTGTTTGCGGTCCCCATGTATCGAAGCTTCAGCGACCCCTCGAGTATGTTCGCCATCGTGAACATCGCCACAGGGCTTCTCGCCCGATCCCAGTGAACACCGATCTTCTGTCCGACCTTGATCGGCATAGCCCGACCTGCTTGGAAGATCTCGACAATCGCGTCCCACGCCTTCTTGTCTTTCTCTCCGAGCACCCCGTCATAACGAGCTCTCTTCTCCCATCCCGTAACAGTGCCAGCGTTAGCACCTGTAGGAGTTTGAGACGATGAAGTCCAAGCCAAAGAGTATTTGACCACATATGAGAAGTCTCCTGATGTAGGCCACTCGTAGTCGACGGCAGATATTGTCAGGAAGGCATCCGCGCCAAGGCCGGAACTGATGTTGTTGGCGTCCGTAGCAGCAGTGACCGTCAGAGTGTGACCAATGATCCACGACTGGGGGATAATGTTCGCGGTTCTGGACCCGTCAGATGAGTTGATCAGACCGACCTGAAAGACCAGAGTCGACGAACTGTACGAGGTAAATGTACCTGTCACGCTTCCGAACCCGTCTGCGACACCATCGTCGCAGTACGCGGCCCAGGCTATGAATTGATCGAGCTCAAACCTGTCAGGTATGTCATCAATCGTGCTGCCGAAGACGGCGCCGACTCCGTAACGCTCGTTAGTCAAAGCATCCAAGGCAATCCACGCGGGATTTGATGTGAACGCTGGCTCTTCCGCAACGAACTCGCCTCCGTTGTCTGTCCAACGAACCACCGTTCGCCCCTTGACGGTCGCTGTAATCTTTGGAGCTGAGTTGTTGATCTGCTCGTCTGCGCCCACAAGAAGAGCCATCGTCGCGGTGTGCGGATACTCGAGCTCTTCATCTTGGATCTCGACGATTTCAGAGATCTCCATGTAGTTGACCTCTTCCTGAGAATCGTCGAGCTCAGGGTTCGATCTTGCGATCTCAAACTTGTAGTAAGTACGCGCGGCCTCGCCGGCTGTTACCACTGGATTCGCGGGAGGATCCGTTGGGTTAGCAGCGACCGAAGCTGACTGGTGATACTTAATCCTGCGATCTGCCGTGTCGTTCTTGGTCTCCTTAAACGCCCCCGAAGACACCGTGCCCTTCCAGTGAGAGATCAGGTAGTTCTCATTCCCTGTAAACTCATAGGTCGCCTTGCCCAGTCCGTCAGATGCCGCAAGGTCTAGTATCCCGACATTGTTGAGGCCGAACCCATAGCCATCAGAGATCTGGTGCTCGAAAAAGGCTATGTTGTAAAGCTTGCAGTAACTTCGGACAGCAGCGTGTTGGTTGTCATTGGTCATGCCAGAGGTTGACCCAGAAGACCCGTACCCGAAAGGCATATGGCAATGACCAAAGCGCAGGAAGTTGGCGTAGTTTACCGCGTTGTTGCCATCGTGGTAAAAGTTGACTAGACGCCTTGTGTTATCTCCTGTCTCGCAGTCATAAGTCTGTTCGTGAACCTTCTCCCCGTCCGCATACATGATGACCGCAAGGTTACCGACACCTGCTAGGTCATAGTTTCTTATCTGGATTGCCACATGAGACCACTTGCCCTCCATCTCGGCCTTAGTACCAATCACATCCGATACATAGTATCTATCGTATTCTGTGCCCCCTGATACTTCGTCTGATCGACCAGCGACATGGGTAAACACCAACCGCACATCGTTGTTGCTCGCGCACCAGAACGAAAACGCAAGAGCTCCATCTTGTGCCTGTGCGTTTTCCCATCCAATGTTTGCTGTATCAGACGAGGTAGACGGTTCGTTGTGCTTTAGCGGGTATATATCCGCGGTCGTAGTGGTCGTTCCGTTCTGCCCGTTAAAGAAGATGTGAGCAAAATCACCCCCGATAAAGTTGGTCGTACTGTAGGTGTCTGTACGGTTGAAACGAGGCTTGGCCCATGTGCTAAATGTCCAGTTCTGGTCATACCTGCTTTGATTCGGTACTACATCCGCAGGGACATCGTAGTACATCGTAAAGTTGCTGGTTAGGTCGTTTGCAGTCCCGCTGTTGGCAGACACCGCGGCCCATGTAGAGCTCGACTTGCCCACTTGAAGCATCAGGTGACACGGAGTCAGGGCAGTGTGCTCGTCTGAATTTCTACCTGCAGCACCTGTTCCACCAATCATGTAGTCGGCGTTTCCAGAGCTGAACTCATAGGTGTCTGGGTCAACTAGGTCGACTCCTATGTCAGCGGAAAGCTGACCTGCCCTAGAGGAAGAGATCTCGTACTCGGGCAAAAGTGCAAACTTAGAAGTCGCTGTCCCTGAACCGTCTGTTTGATAAAACAAGATTCTGAACTTTGCGGTCGACCCCTCCATGTCACCGTTTGTGTTCTTGTACAGCCCACGCGGGAAGTTGACCCTGATAATCGCCCTGTCAGCTTTGATCGTCGTTTCGTGCGTGACCGGATCGGGGTCTGTACCTGCCGGCGAAAGATCAGGCTTAGACGAATAAGTGCCAGCGGCATACCCTGAGTCAGTCTCGGTGATCCCAGTAACCGCCTGGACTCTTGAGTCAAGTTGAGCTGACTGCCTTGCGTCCCCAAATCCTAGGATGTACTCCTGATTGAGCTCACCCGTTCTTCCTTGCATTCCAACAAGAGAAAAGTTGGATGCGTTTTGCCCATTGATTTGAACCCCCGCGGAGTCAAGTACAGGATTCCTGTAGAGATTTGATCCGAAGACGATCGGTATCGCGCTCCCCAGAGCCGCGACCGCTGCATCCCTGAACTCCAAGTCGGTCGAGTAAGGTCCGGTGATCTCTCCGTACCCTTCGATGGGGCCTTCAGACATCGCGTAGAGAGTGGTTAATTGCTGCTCATCAAAGCTGCCTAATGCCATCTCTACGGAAGTGTTGATGACCAGGCCGGCGACCATGTGCTCGCCGTAGACCACTGGCAGGGCCTCGCCGCTGCTCCTTGGGTTGCGAACTCCAGCGAATCCGTATGTCGAAGAACCAGAAGGATCAGCCTCCTGCTTCATCTGATCAAGCATCAGTTCCTTCATTACCCATGAAGTCACTGCCATGATCGCAAGATCAATAAAGAATGCCGTCCACCCCTGTGCTCCGAATAGCAGAGCAGCGAGCCCCTTCGGAATCGTTGTGTAGTGGAGGTGATCCCCGTTGTTCAGTTGATCGTCGTACTGCTCAGGATTGAGCCGGTCGCCATTTCGCCAAATAACGGCAGAGTCAAGCTCAATGCCCTCTGGCGCGCAAGACCTAGGGCAAACCCCCGGAGCCCACTGTATTGAGCTCTGGGTCGACTTGCGGCCCTCGTATAGAGAGCGCACCTTGTGGACAGTAATCACTCGCTGTCCTCCTTCAATCGGTACACGCCAATCACATTCTTGATCGCTCGAGCGGGAACAGCCAACACGCCATGCTCAAAGGTCGATGTCACGCAGCGTTTCGTTGACAAATCTACGAGCACAGAGATATGCGCGCTGACTCCTTGACCGTCCGGGTCAGACACGATCAAGTCGCCTTCCTGAACTGCTGATGTATGGTTGCGGCCCAGAAGGCTGAAGTGCTCTGAGAACTTGTCGAAGTAGTCGACAATGCGCCTAAAGGCATCTCCCTCACGCAGATCTACAATGCGAGGGGGATTCTGACCTAAGCGCACCAGTATCAGTTCACACACACCAGCGCAGTCAATGCCGGCCTCGTCTTTGCCGTGCAACTTCCACGGTCTGCCGATTAGGTCTGAGTAGTACACCATCAGATTCCTCCAGTCGCCCCAGGCCGCGGGATACCCGGATATCCACCGAACCTCTGCGGATGTAAGCCGGGATCAGTACCAGCAGCTCCACCGGCTTCTGCGGAGTTCTTCTCGCTCGTACCGTGAGCTACGCATCCGTTGACTCCGTCAAATGACTTATCGCAGGAGCTCAGATACTGCGCGTCACCTGATGACACGCTGTAGCCACACTCTGCAGATCGATAGACATGACGGCAGTGGTCTCTGATCGCTCTTTGAGCGGGGAAGGTCGCCCTCAAAGCGTTGTAAGTTCCGAGAGACGCGGATACATGATCGTCGCGAGCTGATACTGAGAGGATCTCGTACTCCTCCTGCATCACAGGAGATGAGCTATCCAAATCCTCAAGCGAGACCAGCATGATCCTGACGGGTTGACCAATCAGACCGTTATAGCTTTCTAGGTTTGAAGTCACCTCTCGGCCAATGTTCGAGATGGTCATCGTCACAGTGGGCAAGTCGCCCTTTGTGTTCTCAGTGGTCGAGGCGTGAGCGACAGGAAACGGAACATATTCGTTGCCGTTGAATGTGATCGCCTGGTTGTGCCTTGCCAAGCGATACCGAGTGGGCGTCGATGTCGGAACTTCGATCTCGTACAGCCAGACCCAAGGGGATGCAGACGCAAGGCTATCCTTGTGTGATCGCGCTGCGGAGCTCAGAGGACGAGCCATCTAGAACACCTCCTCAAGAGCGAAGTCTACAAAGTATGTCCCCGCACCGACTTGAGACACATTGAATGAGTCTGCCTTGAATCTAGCCTTTGCAGAGGTCTGTCCTAGTGTGAGCGCGCTGGTCATGCCGGGGTCGGTCGCGGTGTAATTCCAGTCTGAGCCGAACTCCTTCGGCGTGAAGTTGAACGGAAACATTGGGCCGCGAGTTGCTTCCCAAAGATCCACCAAGGCGTCTTTCGTAGACGAATCTACAGGCACACCAGAAAAAACCCAGCGGCGCCTCGCCTTAGATGTCATCGGCGCAGAGTAGGAATGTCCCGACTCAAACCTGTGCGTCAATGTCGTTTGATCAAATTCCACCCTGTAGGGGAGGGACTCGATCGCTGATGCGTAGTCATCCAGCTTTAGGACTCCATCCTGGGTTGTCTGGATCTCTACGCTTGCTTGGTCGCCAGCTCCGAGTTGCAGGTCGTAACCTGTTGTAAGAGTGTCTCTGTCGAATTTCCGTACAAGGAGTTTGTCTT